ATTATTTCTATAATATTCACTATGAAACTATAGCATTAACTTGATTTACTATTATTTTTATTTATTGCTAATTTCTTAATATCCTCGTTTGCTTTATTCTTTCTTTTATTTTCATTTAGTTTATCATATTCTAAACTTATTCTATCATCGTTAAACTTTCGTTGATTTTCCGTACGTTCCAAATCTAACCTATCGTCAATACCGTTTGAATCAGTGTCTATTCTATTTAAGCCGTCACGTACACTAGTTCCGTCTTCTTTCAACAAAGCCTGTTCCATTTTTTGATTAAGTTCTTCGTACTTCAATTTACGGTCCTCATTCTTATGGAAATCTTCACGTTGAGCTTTTTTCTCATCTGCTTCCAATTTAGCCATTTGCATTTTCTCAACAGATTCTCTATTTGCGACTTCTGCTTCACGAGCCTCTTCAGCTATTCTCTCAGATGAATCTGCAAGTTTACGAGCAGTTTCTTGTACTGATTCAGATTGAGCAATTGATATAAGGTCTTGGATTTTAGCCTGACCATTTTGAATAGCTGCTTGTGATAATTGTTTAATTTCATCATATAGCATTGTATCACTTGATGAATTAGAAATGTGTATATCCATTTCAGCTGCAGATACCTCATCAAAATTATTAATCATTTCCATTCCCATATCATCAGTTAAATACTGAGCACGTTTAGGATATTTTTTATATGCGTATTTACAACATTCTAGGAATTTAGTAAGTGCTCTTTTTCTAAAGTCTGCATCTATAGCAAACCATTTCTCAGTAATGTGTGAAGTTTGTGCAACTTCTCTTTCAACATTCCCTACTGCCTGACGAGATTGTATTTGTCCTTCTCTTGCTCCAGATACACCTGCTAATTTACCCATTGTGTTTTCTAAGTCAAGTAGTAACTCAGTATACATACGTATCGCATTAGGGTCACCTATTTGTACATTAGTTGCTGTAAGAGTATTAAACGCCCCTGCAGATTTACCTTGAGAAGGCCCTTTTAATATTTCATTAGTTGGGTCAAGGAATCCAAATTTATTTACAGTAATATAACGAATCCATTCTTCAGGCTTCCATCCTGAAGGAACCATTGCTGAATTTATTGCAGCAAAATTACCTTTATAAGTAGCTATTTCTAATTCTCGTTTATAATATGCAATATCGTAAGAATACGATAAAGGTTTAATTACATCCATTAGTGATTGTACCTTGTAGCCATTAGTACTATTAACTGTACCTATGTATGGAGGAGTACCTTTAGATTTATTGGTTAATGATTTTCCTGTAAATGGAACAGGTCTCATATTTACATAAATATCATCTGCAATTTTAGTAGCCTCTAACCATTCATTTACCCACATCCATTTTATCTCTTCTCCTAAATCCTTATCAATAATATAATCTTCAGGTACAAATGTAGATTGCTCTTCACCATCTGCATCGTAATATTTAAGTTTTCCTATCTTACGTCTAGACCTCCAACAAGCTTTTACTACTCTAACGTTGCCATATGTATCAAATGCACCTGCAAAAGTTCTAGAACCTAATTCATTAGGGTGAAATATTTGAAGAGCATCTTCTTCACCATAGTAATCGTATATTGAAATATCTTTGTTTAATCCTGAAGGAGACGAACTAGTGGTAGCTAATGTACCTGATTCTAAAAATTCTACATCCTTTTCTTCTAATTCATCCCAGTAATCATCAATGACTTGTCCCACTGACATATAATCGTATTCAATTATAATATCAGAATCTTCAGTGAACATTGAATTACCACCAAGAGTATGTAGATTCATTGTATTCACAGGACGCATTACGGGTTCTCCTCCTAATACTCCACAATATACTATTTGTTCTCCAGCAGTCAATAAGTCTTCAAAAGTACGTAGAAATAAAAAGTCTAAGTTTTGTTGTTTATATTCTCGCTTAAGTATTTTATTCATTGTTATTTCAGCAACATCTTGAAAGTCATATCGAGCATACTTATCCAATTCTTTTAATTGCTTCTGAATCTCCTCTTCTGAAATACTCTCACTTTGAATCATTTTTGTAAGATTAGCTTTAATCTCATTCATTAGCTGAGTTTCTTTTCTAGAAACCCCTTCTTGATCATTAGCTGAAAGATAAGCTCTGTATTCTTTTCTACGTTTAGAGTATTCCCCTAACAATAAATTAAGCTTATTGTTCTCAATACCTATATGTTGAAACGTAGCAGGTAATGTTCTTAAATCTAATCCGTCAGGATTTATGAATTTTTCAAAATCATTTACATTAATTATGTTAGCACGTAAATTATAATTAGTGCGTTTATTCTTAATAGAGTTTCTTAAGTCTTGGTCACTAGTCAACATGTTTTCAGCAAAGTCTACATTGTCTTTATACCATTGAATAGTTTTTTTCTTATCAGATAATTTTTGTCTAGGAAAATTAATGAATCCTTGAATATCTGTTTTAGATTTATAAGCCATAAGAATATTATTTTAAATAACAAAGTTAAATATAAAAATTTAATTATTAATATAAAGTATTATTATTAGGTATATTTTTCCAATCTTTAGGACTATTGTGCTTACGTAATACTCCCATTTTAGCAAAATAAGGGTCATCTAGAAAAGTTTTAACCTCTTGAGTTCTTTTAATACTTGTAGCCTGTAGAGTTGCATCATGCCACATTAACATACCTAACGCTGAAACACGGTCAAAGTTGCCTGCAGGATTCCACATAATTAATTCTTTTATTATTGCAGGAGAGTATATAGTTTCTAATACTCGTTGTTCTGAATTTTCAGATACCTTTTCTAATAACCAAGATTTAATTAAATCTCTTCCTGTACTGTTTACTTTACCAGATGCATCAATTCCTTTTGCAGTATTTGTCCCTACTTTATAAGTATCTGAATTACGTAGCTGGTAAGGTGTATCTGCTAGTAAATATGTCGACCTATGTCGTTCGAAGTATGTAAACAGACCAGGTAAATTCTTTTCATACATTCCTGTAGCATTGTAATATAATAATAGTTTTCTGCATATTTCATAGAATTCGTTAGGGTCGTCTGTACGACCTGTATATTCTGCTACAACTTGTCGAGTAAACCTATTCATTATTAAAATTGAAGGTAGTGAATTTGTAGTAGAACGTGCTTTATCAACAACGTCCATTCCTCCAATATATGTACCATAAGGAACTACCCCTTCGTCATTCTTTTGCGGCTTAACCCATATTTCAATACATCCTGACTTAGGGTCGTTTTTACCTAAAGGATAATTACGTATTGGTTTAGCATCTTGAATGCTTGTAAATTCAGGTTCGTTTGAACTACTAAATGAAATGTTTCCTCTAAATGAAGACTCTAAGTATTTTTTACAAGAACCTCCTTCTAATTCAGAAAGATGTGTTTTAAGATATAGTGTAGGGAAATAAGAACCTTCTACAACTAAGAATGCCTCTGACGGATAGATTGGACCATTAATAATTTCACCTTGGTAAACTGAAGGGTCATCTGATTTTTTAGCTTGTTCTCTTCTATGAGTAACATACATCATTGCCTTTTGCTCATCTGTAATTAAATTAGGCTTTGCTTTAAATTCATTAAGCGTTTTCCAGAATGGAACAAAGTATCCTATTTTACCTCTGTTTTCAAATACATCGTCAAATACTAAACAATTGTAATCTGCAGGATTACGGAATATAGACTCTGCATAAAGAGCAGCTTTACCTGATACAAGTCCACCTGTTCCCAATGCCCATATAACAAGATTCTTTTTAGCTTTAGATTGCTGAGTTGCTTCAATCGCAGCCCATGATTCTTTTACGTTATACATAAATCCAATCTCATCTAATAATACTAAGTTAGGACGAGTACCATTGGCAGCAAGTGGATTATCTTTAAACGTTCTATGTCTAAGAAGTGAACCTGTCCTAGAAGTATACTCTCTATTTGGAGCAAGTGAACCAGTGTGAGATACTTCAAGCGGAGAAGGAAAGTAATTATCTCCTTCTCTGTAACTACCTGCTAAATGCTTAAATGCAGTTTTAATTTTTTTAATTAATGGTTCTGTATACTTTGTATCAATTGCACCTACTATTGTATCTGAGGCAATATAGTTTTTTTGCTTCTTGTGCTCAAGATATACATCGTAGTCAGTTGCACCATCAAATAAATAGTTGTGTGCACCTAATCCAGATGAACCATATGATTTACCTCCCCCTCTACTTTGAATACTGATAACATGTCTAGCTTCATTTTTATATAAAGGTTTACCTAAATTTTCACCGTGGTTTTTTCTTAAATAGTCTCTTGCTTCAATATAAGTCTTACTATCTATTTCAGCTTGAGTTATACGACCTAACTTTAAAGCAAGTTCTTTTTCAGGCCCATATTTTCTATCACATGTAAACTTTTTATCATTAGTAAAGCCTGAGAAACCTCTTGCTTCTTCATAAATCAAAAAGAATTCCCAATCTATGTCACGTAGCCATGGTAGACCTGTAGCTTGGGCTACTGATGTATCGTCTTCAAAAAGTATATTGTGAAAGTTGATATAGTAATATAATGGGCCTGGCATCCATTTACCAGATTGCCAATGTCCCTCAATACATCTTCTTTTCTGTATTCCCCAAAATTCCAAACGTTCGTAATACTCTAACTCAGGATGGTAATTAGGAATTTCTGATAATTTAAATAAACTATTGTTAACAATCATATTTCATCTGCGTCTGACATTGAACTAATATTCTTCCCTTTCTTATGCGTTTTCTCTTCTTCGTAATCAGCTCGAATCTTTTTATAATCATCGAACATCTTAGGCGTAGCTGCTAACATTTTATCTAATTTAACTAATTCATCTGTATCTTTAATATTAAAAGCATCTTGGTACATCTCTTTTAAAGATATGTTACGTAATCTCATAGTATCGTTCCATATGGTCATTGCTCGTTCTGCATCAGTTAAACAACATTCTTTATAGAATTCAATTAAATCTTTATATGCTTCCCATTTAAACTTTTCATCCTTTAAATAAATCTTAGATATTAACTTATACTTATTTGGGTTATTATAATATTTTGAATCTAAGTTTTCACATAGATCAATAGCCCACATTATCTGTGAGCTTTCTGTTTTGTTTTTAGATTTATCTTTAATGTAAAACTTATCTAAACCTGGTGCCATTGACAGTTCTTGATATTCTACCCAAAAATTATTAGTTAAATGTTTCATATTGTTAATGAATTTTTACAATGTGTACAATATGTTTTTAACGACTCGACAGGATTTTCAAATTGCATACCTGCTTTACTATAAGGATTATCTACTGTCCAAGGATTATGATTAATAGTAGACTTCTTTGCTTCATTTATAATAAGTTTCCACTCCATAGCTGGTTTAAGATATTGAGTTACTATCCTTTCTAAATCCTTTAATGAAACAGCATCATCTAATATCTGAATCGTTTTCTTTTCTGTGTCTAATTTAAATTTCATCTTCTTTCTTTTTTAATATCCATTTATTAGCATTCAGTATATGACGTTTATGAGGAATAAATTTACCAAAATTTTGAACATTAATTGTTTTAAATTTATCTAAATCATACGTACCGTCATCGTTCTTTTTGTCTAAGTCTGATATAGTCGATGCAATTTTATCAATTAACAATGTCCATATTTCTTCAGCTTGTGAAATAGATAACCCATGTCGCTTAGCAATATTATTTAACATTTGTTTTTGCTTATTCGCCATTGGGTCCAAGTATTACAAAACCTGAAGGAAGTTCATCCTCATATATAATATTATCAGTACCATTTGCAGGTGCTGCTAATTTCTTAGGTGCATCATTGTTAACTGTAGGAATAATAGTCATTTCCTCTTCTTTACCTTCCTCTTCTTTTTTAATAGGAGAAGTCTTGTTCGATTTATTAATAGTATTGATTAAGTTTATCTCTATTCGTAACCCCTCGTTATCAGGTTTCATTACTAAATGATTACTTATTATACCATCGTCATCAAATTCAGGTTCTCCAAAAATAGTTTTCTTTTTAATTCTGGATAAGATTACATTAAACTGTTTTTCCTCAATTGATAATTTTTCCCTCATTTCTTTACGCATATCAGTACTTAATAAAAATTTAGCCCTTTGCTTAGCAGGTAAAGCTTCATATTCATTATTCAACTGAATGATTTCTGCAAGCACCTCACGTTCTTGAGGAGTAGCTTCTAGGCTAAAATTCAAGAACGCAAGTATCTGCTTGTAGATTTTGCTGTCGTTTGTAGGTAAGTTTATTATTTTTTTTATCATTGCTTCAAACTTTCTCTAGCTGCTTGTTGTAATTTAATGTCAGTATTTAATAATTTACCTAACTCGTTCCATTCAATCAAAGCAGTTTCTATTAATATTGTCATTACTGCTAGTATCACTTGATATTCCATTGCATATCTATCAAGCGATTCTAATTTTTTAAAAGGTATAGATTGTAAAACTCTCTCACCATGACCTGTTTCACGTAATGAAAAACTTACTATGTAAATAGTATCTTCATTATGCTTATCTACTTT